CGCGACTACGCTACGCTGCGTTAACGGAGATTAAGGGGAATTTCCTTAATGATTTCAATGAGTTAGAGGGATTACCACAGTAGGAATGCCCCTATGGCAATTTTGATAGGATTTCTATAGCAAATCAGCGTTTGAATAAGAATCATTATCAATTAGATTATCATTCAAATAGATACAATTGGTCAAATTTTATACAGCGATTCTGGGGAATTCTCAGTGACAATCAATCGAAGTGTAAATAAGAAGAGATAACTATTCGGAATAGGACTTAGTAATGAATGAAGAATACAAAGAGTTAAGAGAACAGGCTGTAAACAGTTTTCTGTCTGTTCTTACAGAAGGGGGAGTGATTACAGAATCAACAGCCAAACGTATTCCTGCTTTGGCAGAGATTGAGTATGGCAAGGTGAGTGGTGTTGTTCTGAGTGAGTCAATCAACCCACAAGACCCATCCCCCCAGAAGATTAGTTTTTATGGCAACGAACGTATCATTACAATCGAGAATGTCTTTGGTGCATGGGACAACCTCAAGAATGTAACTGCCGCCCAACTTGTCACTGATCTGTTCAAGATTCCTTCCGTTGATGGTCGTAAACATGCTGGTTCAATGTTCAAGAGCTTGATGGAATGGTACAACATCAGTATCAAGAAAAGCAACCCAAACCAACTACCACCTATCCCGATGGATCTTAAAGACCGAAAGAACATTTGTAATTTCGGTACATCAAATGCTTTTACAAGCTACACTGAAATGTGGAATGCCGGTTTGTTCTCTTATGATCCATCTGGGACATTTGCTGTATTCAACAAAGACGGACTTGATGATAGAAGCAATCGCACTAACCAGAAAGACGAATATGCTGATGCTGTACTGAATCAACAAGTGTTTCATGGCGATGAACAAGTCAATTATGGTTATCGTAAAGCTGATAACCCGATTGATCGTGGTCAACGTGGACAGGATCATAGCAGAGCCGGACGCACTGCTCAGAAGATCAACGATATGGATTTGATGGCTGGTGAGCTATACACCAACATCTCTCGTATCCCTCGTCCTGCTGCTTCACGTTGGGCCAACCTGTTCAAGAAGGAAGTGCAGCGGTTTGGTCTATCACCAGACAAGAAACGTAATGGGTTCAGATCAGTTGAATGGAAGAAAGTGTTTATCATGGGTTATCAGATTGAAGAACGCACCCTGTTCGAGATTTGGTATAACACCATCGATAGCTCTTATACTCTTCATGACTATGTTGGTAACACAATCGGGAAACGTTACCCAACAATGAACGAAGCTGTACGCCGTTTGATGTTTGCTGCTGTTAAGTTTTCTCCCGATGATGTTGAGTTCTTCAAGAACCCAGCAAACCGTTCAATCGCTGACTCTTTCTTCCGTCCATTGATTTCTTCTACTGATGAATATGTCAAGGATATGTCTGCTCGTGAACAGGCGCTGTATAACAAGGAGCAGGAAGAGCTTGCTGTTATGCGCTCCACTAGGGAGGAGACTAAGAAGGCTGATGAGGAAGCTGCACGAGAACGTGCCAAGCGTCGTCAAGAACGAGGGGAAGAACTTCGCGGTAAGGTGAAGTCTGCCGCATCTCGTGGATTTGCTAGTGTTAAGTCTGCTGCAGCTTCTGGGGCATCTAGTGCAGCTTCTGGTGCTTCTAGCGCGGCATCTGCAGCAAAGCCTTATATGTCTGCAGCACAACAAGCCGTTAAAGATCGTATTGAAAAAGAGCGAGAAGATATTCAATCGCTAATGCGTGGTGGTAGAACTTCTAATAATGCCAATGACGACACACCTGTTCCTTATCAGAACATTGCTCCGGTTCGTCCCTCTGCTCGTGACTGGGATGGGTACAGCAATGGCGTGAAGCGTGTGTTTGAGTTTGGTTTGAGAGCTAAGTCAAGCAAACCGGATATCGTGGAAAAACTATATAATCAGGGCCAATTGTCTGAAGAGGATGTTAAGATTGCCAAAGGTCTTCTTATCATGATTGCAGAGTTCAATATGGCTGCTAGACAAGGTGAGTCTGTCATTTCCCATCATTTGCGTTCACATGACACTATTGACGAGCTTCCTCGTGAAGTGTTGGATCGAGTACGTAAGGCATATAATGTTCCAACCATGAGTGAGAAACAGAGGCTACGCGATGGTGAACGAGCTAAGAATGCGAATTCTGAACCAGAGCAAATGGGGATGTTTGAAAGCACGGATTTCCTATCACACGCTGAAAGGATGAATGAACTTGGTGCCCAGTTTGATGATGCTGTGAACGATCCCCAGTTCCAACGCCAGATGGACAACTCTCGTGAAATGGCTCGTAGAGAATCAGCAACATTCAAAATGATTCAGAAGATGGTGATGGGTAGTATTACAAAATACTATGACACACAGCTCAAGCCAAACATGATCAATAACATGATCAGCAAATACCTTGGTAAACATGCTATCAACAAAGGCATCTATAACAAGGTGCGAAAATTCTTCATGGGACAGACAGAACGTGCTGACTTCCAAGTGGGATACTCAATCGATGATCGCGTGTTCTATGAGGTGTGGCTAATCACCCAAGCCAACCCTGATTACGATGGCGATAAGGTGCTTAACAAGACGATTGCAGGGCTTTACCTGTTTGATGTGACCTCTGGTACTCCTAAGTTGATTAGAGGCTCTATGCCTTATCTACGTAACGCAGAACAGGCATTGCTGCAGGTTGCTGGTGTTGTTGGTTGAGTAAATAGCATACCGTGTAAATTTTAACCGCCTTCGGGCGGTTTTCTTTTGCCTTAAATAGTGGTAATGAAGAATTTACATAGGGTACATGTACTATGAGTATGCTCTTAAATTCAGCCGCTTATATGCTGGCTGATAAGTTCACAAATAAAGATTCGTACCAAGACCTATCTGGAACTCTGAACAACCTTGTTAGAGGGAGTTTGGGGTTTGGTAAAGACATCACACCGGATGATGACTATGCTGATGACGGGAGTTTGCTCGGTGACGGGGGTGACGTACTTTCCGAAATCCGTGATAACGATGCAACATACAACGACAACTTGATGTCTCTCTTCCCAACAGAGTTTGACGAGTTCTCGGAAGCTAATACAGAAGCGAGCGGTAGTTTACTCGATGGTATGAGAATGTCAACATTCAAAGTTGAGCTTATCAATGCTGAACTTGACATTGTTGACCCAATGCAGCTTGCATTCAGGGAGATGTTCCTTGGTCTTCGTGAAGACAACCTTATGTTCCAGCATGAGAATAGTCAATGGTTCGAGAAGATTGTTCAGGGGTTGGAACGATTGGATCGCTCTGGTGAGAGGAATGCAATTGGTATTGTTCTTGCCTACAAGCAGTTTATGCGCCACCCCGTTTGGTATACTCTTTCTGCTGTAGCAAATCTCGTTGTTGATCTCGGAAAGATGGTGGCATCTTCTGGTTTCAAACTTCTGTTTGGCTTTGGTAAGAAGAAAACAGTAGATGAGAAGATCCTAGAAGAAACCAAAAAACAAACCGAGTTCTTGCTCACTGGTGAAATCGATCAGACAAAGAACTTGTGGCAACAGTTTACGTCTGGTGGTGTTGCGGGTCTTATCGGTAGATCTATTGGAGGTAAGCTTGGTATCACTCAGTCGGAAGCCCAGAAGCGAGCTGATGCCCGTCTTCAGGGGGAAGAAGTTGCTGGTGGTATTGCTGGGTTCTTAACGGATAAGATCTTTGGTGATGAAATTGTAAGACGTGAGCGAATTGGTCAACAAAAAGATGAACCATCCGATTGCTGTCTGAACACAAACAGACTTTTGAAAGATATGAAGTCTCTTTCAGAAAGGGAACATGAGGAGGCAATTGAATTCTTAGAGTCAATTGGCGACAGCACCAAAGACACTGCTAAAGAATCAAGGAAGACCAACAGACACCTATTGATGTCCAAGATGATGGGCATTCTAACGTCTGTTGGTAGCTTTTTTAAAGGTCTTGGTGGTGTTGGTGGTATCCTAACAAAAGGAATAGGTGCTGGTATCATCGCCAAGATGCTTTATAGCTCTTGGGATAAGTTGAAGTCTGGCGAAGGTATCGGTATCACGAATACGCTTTCTTCTGTTATTGGCGGTTTGATGGTGGGTGGTATAAAAGGTGCTGCCGTTGGTGGTGCATTCGCCGTTGGTACTGAAATTGGTAACTTCTTGAATGACAATATTATCAATCCTGCGTCTGAGTGGTTAACTGGTAAAGAGGGGGAAACCCTTGGCACAGCCATCTATGATTTCTTCAATGGGACAAAAGATAAAATCATGACGATGACTCGTGATGATCTTGAGGAAGAAAAGAAGAAAAGGGAAGATGCGAATTGGGCACAGAAAAAGCTCAGCATTGGTGTTATGTCTGAAGATGAGATTGCTCAAGCAGAAGAACGTATTCGAGGGGAAGAGCGTCTATTGGCTGGTGCAAAAAGAAAAGCAGAGGCCAAAGATGCAGCAATGGCATCCTCTTATAATTCTGTAGAGGAAGTGGACACAGCTATTACCAACATCGATTCAAAGATTGCAGGGCTACAGCAAGTAATCCCTAATTTGGTATCCCAAGGTCAGCATGAGACAGCAAAAAAGTATAGCAGCGAACTCGCCAGTCTTTCTTCCCAGAAAGAACAGTTAGGTAAAGTGAAGACTGGGTTGGAAGCTATGGGAGGTAGTAAACCCACAAATATTGGCGGTAAAGTCAAAGATACTGCGGTCGCAGTTGGTAATGCTACCGTTTCTGCTGCTCAGTCTATTGGTGATTACATATACGATAAAGCAACCGGAACTTGGAAGAGCCTAAAGGATGGTTATCACTATGTAAAAGATGAAGTTACTGGGATGTTTAAAAAAGCCCCTGATCAAACAGGATTCACCTCATACAATGGTGGCCCTATTTCTAGGGGGAGACCTGAAAGTATTAAAGATGTTCTAGAAACAGGATCAAGTGTATCTAGTGGCTACAGTGACTTTCAGCGTAGCCAAGATGAGCGAGAGGTACAGGAGACAATAGCAAGACAACAGCAGAACATCGAATACACTAAGAACCGTGAACAGATTGGCCAGATGAGGACTGGTGGTTTTGCTGCTGCTCAAGCCGACTATAACCGGAAGATGGGGATTAGTAATAACCCTGAAACAATCAATAGACCTTCGATCGATACATCAACAGTAAAACCAGCAACCCCAATATCAATTGATCCTATGGTTGCGGAACAAGCAGCTATGAACAGAAAGATGGATAGGATGATCAAACAGCTTGAAGAAGCCAATAAGTCTGCTCCGACGAGTGCCCCATTTGACCCATACCCAGACAACAAAACAATCTTGAACGCTAGTGGAGGTTTCTAATGGCTTTAAGGAACTGGCAAAAAGAGAATATTTCTCCTAAGCAGTTGATCACAATCCGTCAGAGAGGGGGTGGTGTGAATGATGCTTCCACCTCTCCCGATGCTCAACAGATTTGGGAAGTGGCTGCTCCTCTTCCTGACGGATTCGGTATGACTGTTGGGAGTGAGTTTGGCACACCATTCGATACTGGTGGTGTGAACGATACACTAGCTAAACTATTCGCCATTGGTGGTATCTCGCAGAAGGCTGGCATTCGTATGCAGAAAGTGTATATGAACCCAGAGCCTACTGAGATTTCATTTGATATGGAATTCTACGCATGGTATGACCCAAAATCTGAGGTAGTTGTTCCTGCTGTAACTCTTATGGGTATGGCTCTTGGTCGTGTTCTTACATACGAAGAACTCAACAGAAAGATCAAAGGGTTCTATACTAAGATGGCCAATTTGGCTAACACTGGTGCGAGTGCGGCTGGGTTTGATCTTGGTGCTGATACTGAGACAGAAGGTGTAGCAACAGATGCCGAAATCGAAAAGGGTGCATCACGGCTAATGGAGCTTATTGGCATTATTCAAGGCCCACCATCAGCAGAAATTCGATTTGGGGACTTCATGGTGCTGCCTAAGTGTTATATCACGTCTGTTGCCACAAGCTTTAGTAACGTACTCGACCCCGATGGCGTACCAATGAGTTGTAAGTGCTCTGTTACAGCTACATTAGAACAAGCGCCTGTTGCCGATGATGTATATCAATTCTTTGATATTGTGGAGAATCAATAATGTCTATGGATGATAGAAAAAGCTTTTATCGTAAGCGTATCAGTAGCGATGGAGACATTGAAGCTGATTATGTTAACACAAATATAAACAAGATGGATCTTCGTACTGTTTCTAAATTTAGAATCACTGCTGCTTTCGTTGACAGACCGGATCTTATATCACAACAGGCGTATGGGTCATATAACTTCGGATGGCTTATCTCGCTTCACAATAATATAATGAACCCTTTTGTAGATTATTATATCGGCAGGGTGATTGATATTCCTTCTCTTGATGACTACTACAAGTTTTATAACAGAAACAAAATGAATGACACACCTGTAGCATTCACTCCTGTATATAAAGAAGCTGATGTTATCCCTATTGACAACCCGTGGAGTGAATGATGGCAGAAGAGTCAATTATATTCGAGAGGATGATTGTCCAAGAGAATCAGAATGACTCAATCTTCATTCGGTTTTCTTCTGAGACTGAAACTGGTCTCACTCAAGTTACCCCCCAAACTCTTGTTGTCACTGAGGGGTTCTCCTATGGTAGTCCTATCGTATCCATTACGTTTGTTGATGGTGATGGCGTTTATGCCAACCTCCTCAAACTGTCCCCAGACGTTGTGTATTGGCTTACCATGAGCGATGGTGATCTCATCAAGAACGTACAGAGACTACCACTCAGAATCTCAAAGCTTGAGTGCAAGAATACAGTCGCCGGTAAGTCCGAGCAAGTGGCATTCAAAGTGTCGTTTGTCCACTATGGATGGAATGAGTTCATGAACACTCGTTTCAACCGTGGCTGGTCGAATACTAAGTACAGCGATATTGTTTCTGAAATCACTTCGTCTGTTGGTTATGGTTCTGTTGACACAACACCTTCTAGGGGAATTCCTGAGTGTGTTATTCAACCCCATTGGACAAACCATGTATTCCTCAAATGGATTCAGTCACGTACTGTATCAGAACAATATGACGACCACTTTGAGTTTGCTTGTAAGATTGATAACTCATTTTTCTTTAAGAGTGTATCAGATCTGATCTCTGAATCTGCAGAAAAGGCAGAGAATGGTGACATACCTGTTTTAAAACTAAATGGACATGTTAGTGATGATAAGCAGAGAGTCATTGACAAAGAGCAAAACCTAAATACCCCGACATATTTTACCAACTATAATGCAACTGAATACTATCTTGATTCTGTTGTTAATGGCGCTGGTGGCGTCAATGCAATGTATTATGATTTCCAGACAGGAAGCTTTCTTCAATCAACTGTAACGCCAAGTAACACCAATGCATTACAACTTAGTGATTGGGGAGCTATAAAGCAAACCAATGAGACTACCAAGTATAAAATGTATGGTGGTAGGGACGTGGAAACAATCAATGAAGCCATCTCTAGGGTGTCTTCTGTAGCATTGTCAACAAACCAGTTTTCCGTTGCAACAGAGGCATCTCTTAGCAGTCATGTTGGTGATATGGTGGAAGTGATTGTTCCCTCCCCATTCAAGATGGTTGTTCCATTCTCTGTTATGTATTCTGGCTTCTATTTGATTGCTGCTATCACACATGTTGTGAGTTTGGATAAAACCGCAAACATTGTTACGAAGATGGAGCTTGCTCGACAGGGGTTTGATGGAGCAGAGCTTGAAGGGTATGTTAAGTCAAGAGCTGGTAAGTTCATCGGGGATCGAAAAGAATATGATGCAAGGGTGGTGAGAAGTGTATAACCATAGTGTTTCTTCAGACGTAGAAAAGAAGTTTTTTGGGAACTATCGAGGCACTGTTGTTAGTGATGCTGATCCCCTTCAAGTTGGTAGAGTGAAGGTGAGAGTGCATGGCTTTTATGATGATGTTCCTGATGACGCAATCCCTTGGGCATTGTATTCAGACCCTTTTATGGGAGGACAGGGTGCTCTTGGTGGTGTGTTTGTTCCTGATGTTGGTTCCGATGTTTGGGTGTTCTTTGAGAATGGTAATCATATGCAACCAGTGTATTTTGCTGGTGCCCCTTCTGGCGCTGCATTCCCTAAACAGATTACAAACTCAGGACAGCCTGAATCAAGGGGAGATCTGTCATACCCAAGAAACAAAGCCATTGCGACTAAGGCTGGTCATGTAATTGAACTGGATGATACAGAAGGGAATACTCGTGTTCGTATCGCTCATAAGAGTGGTACACAGATCATTATGTATGACAATGGTGACGTGTATGAGCGGGTTGCAGGAAACCTCACACGAGTGGTGTTTGGAGATTTGAAAGAGTATGTTAAGGGGAACAAAGAGTCTCATGCCCTCGGTTCTCTTGATGTTCGTGCCAATAGAATCGATCTGAACAAGGCTGGTGCTTCTTTTGATATTAGTGAAGCAGAACAAAGATCTGTCAGTAATGCATCTGCTCTAGTAGCATTAACTGCTACACAGGCGGTGATGGATGAACCCTCGGAAGCGGGAGAGTATTCTTCCCTCATTGAGCAAGGCTACCCCACCAACCCTAACGTACCTGAGACTGGAGGAACAACCATTAGCGGCACACCAAACCCATCTCCAGTCGTTCCAGTGGACGCGATGACATATGGTGATATTGATTACAATATGCAGTTAAGCCCAAATTACAAACTCAAGGATCTCACTACTGGGGCCGTGTTCCCTCATACAATTGCCGCACAGAACGGGTTGTCTACTGATGACATCATCAACAACCTCAAAGCATTGTGCGTTAACATCCTTGAACCACTGAGAGAACAGTACAGTGGATTCAATATTAACAGTGGGTTCCGTAGGGGGTCTAGTGGTAGTCAGCATAATAAAGGGATGGCGGTTGATATTCAATTTCCTGCTTTATCTATACCGAATTCTGCTGGGTATAACCCCATAATTGAATGGGTACGCATCAACCTACCGTTTGATCAATTCATCGTCGAACACGGCAGATCAGGGCCGTGGTTGCATATTTCACATGACAGGCTCAAATTAAACCAACGGGGTCAAACACTAACGTGGAGCAAATCTAGAGGTTTTGAAAACGGTCTTACAAACTACTATGGATAGTAAAAACCCCCTCAGTTGAGGGGGTTTTTACCTATTAAACGAAAGATAAATGCAACCAAAAGACTAAATAGATATACCACAACTATGAGGTCTTATGATGAAATATTTTACTATTTACAAAATAACCAACACGATCAATGACAAAGAATACATTGGGTGCCATATAACGGAAAAACTTGACGATGGGTATATGGGCAGTGGTAAGTGGTTGAAGAGAGCGATTGAAAAATACGGGGTAGAAAATTTCAAGAAAGATATTCTTTTTATATTTGATAATAGGGAAGATATGTTGGCAAAGGAAAGAGAACTTGTAAACGAGGAGTATGTTCTTAGGGAAGACACCTACAATCTGACTCTCGGGGGTGGTGTGGGTTGGTTTCATATTCACACACCAGAAGGAAGGAAGCAGCAGAAAGAGTTGTCTCTTGAGAGGTGGGATGCTCCTCACTTCTTCGCATCCGACTATGCAAAAACAACAGTCAGAAACACTTTAGAGGAAAAATACGGGGAAGGGATTGTTAATGTTTTTCAGGTGGAAGAAGTTAAAGAAAAAAGCAAAGAGTCAAACATGAAGGCTTGGGGGGTTCCTTTCGCTTCCATGTCACCAGAAGTTAAAGAAAAAACAGCACGGACAAATAGGGAGAGGCGTGGTGTTGATTACCCAGTCCAAGACAAAGAAGTTCTTGACAAAATCGTAAAAACCACAAGGGTGAATCATGGAGTGGACTACGGTGTGCAGACAGAAAAGTGCAGATCCATCAATAGGGAAAGAATGAAGGGAAACGAACTGACAAAAGGAATGAAGTTTATTACAAAAGACGGTGTTGAGAGAATGTGCCGAGAAGAAGAACTATCCTCATTCATCGAACAGGGTTGGGAAGCAACATCCCATACGAAAGGAACTATTTGGGTTAACAACGGGGAGAAAACAAAAATGATCACGGAAGAAGAAAAGGACGATTATCTTTCAGATGGTTGGTGCCTTGGTCGAGGATCTCTAAAAAGGAAAAATTTAGGGAAAAGACGCAAAATGAATAAAGACGGAGACGTTCGGGTTATCCCCGTCGAAGACGTGCCAACATTTCTAGAGAATGGATGGTCTTTTGGTGGGGTAAAAACGGGTGCTTCTGGTGAGAAAGTTATTAACAACGGTCTTATCAGTAAGAGAGTTAAAATTGAAGACATCCCGCAATATTTGGCTGATGGTTGGGTGGTTGGTAGACTGCCCCCATCAAGAAAGAACTAAAGGAAACTGATATGTCTATTATAAAGCAAGTTGTAAAAGAAGCCACTGTGACAGAAGGCACTCTCCTCGGAGCGTTTGATACGATCATTGATATGGGTCGAGGAGCTGCTATTGGTGCAACCGGTGGGTTCGGTCTTGGTGTCGCTGGGAGTATTCTTGGTGGTGTTATCTTCTGGGCTTTGGGGTTAACAAACCCTATTACAGCTATTGGTCTGGGTGTATTCGGTGCAGCCAAGCTTGGTCTTGCCAGTGGCTTAATCTATGGGTCTTATAAAGGTTATAAGGGCGAGCTTGAAGAGTCAGTGCAAACTGACAAAGGTAAGTTGAAGAAGCAGTTCATCACTATGAGTGAAAAGGCAATTGAACTTGTCCATAAGAGAGACGAGATGCTGAATGAGCTATCAAAGAAGAAAGACCCTGATGAATCCATTATCAGGTCATACGACAAGAAATATGAAGATGCCACCCGTAAGATTGTTCGAGAGTTTATGGGTTTGAAACAGTTTGCGTCATCAAACAAACAGGTCTTTGACCCAAACGAGTTTAAAGTGATTATGAAATTATGTGATCTTGGTATAAAGGGTAAGATTACATACGCTAAAGTTAAGTAGAAAAGGAGCCTTTCGGCTCCTTTTCTCAATGCATGTTCTCGTAAAGCTCAACAATACTCTTTACACCTTCCGGTGACACCTTACACTGAGACACTACATGATCCATACCGAACTGATCTTTTATTGTCCGGTCAATGATCTTGAACCAGCTTTCGTACCCTGCCTTTGGTACATCCTTACCTTTGAACTTGACTCCCTGTTCTCGGAGAAACTTGTTTAGCTTCATGGCACTAATGCCGAGCTTCTTGGCAACTTCTGTTGTAGTGTAGCTTCCTTCTGCAGTCATCCATGTGTCGTGATAGTCTGCTTTTGGTTTCATCGCTGCTATCTTTTTCTGCATCACTTCCATTGCACGGTAGATTAGTTCCTCCTCGGTTTCTACATTCTCTTCTCCCTGAATGTAGCCTCCCGTCTTTCTGATTGCCGGTAGAACAGTACCAACAACCCATTCTTCAAACTTCTCTGCAGATGGTAGTTTCGACCGCATGATGAGACGGTACACGTCTCGTTCTGGAATAACCTGCCATTTTCTTACAGCATCGTTATGTGAGTGACCACTATCCCTACATGACTTGTAATCGCTGGCACCTAGCAATTCGCTACCTGAGATTGTTGTGACCCCCCGACAATGGTCACGGACAGCTTCCGATTGATTCTGATACCCAAGAATATCAGCTACATCCTTAGCAACAAAGAACGGTTCGCCATCTTTCATGAATGAGCGGATGCTGAATCCATTGAACTCGAATTGTGTGATTTCGTGCGACATAAATACTTCCTGTTAATTGATTAGTTTGTTAGCCTCACTGACAATATCACAATACCACCAGAAAATATTTTTGTCAATAAAAAAGGAGCCTTTCGGCTCCTTTTTTATTCTATCCCATCCCTATCACTCTAGGATGTTTTCATCAAACGTAAATGTTACGGCAAAGCTCATAGCATCAGAGCTGGTGTAGTCAAGTGAGACATCACCAAGCTCAGTCGGAAAAGCATTGATAAGCTTGTTAGTACCAGTAACAGTTTGACTATCAGCAGCAAAGGTACGGATGATCACTTCGCCTTTATAAAGGTCTTTAGTAACACCACCACCTGCGGTGTGGTCATTGATTGTGCCAATCCAGTCATAGAAGAACTTATACATGTCACGTTCTTCGGTTTCCCAGAAGTTGATAGTAACAGTTTTAGTTGCTGCATCTCGACCTGAGTGTTGAGTCTTTTTTCCTTTGTAGGAAATCTCAAAGGTTTCGACGTTGTGGTTGGGGATGGTAACGTCCTTAACACGCTGAGTGAGTAGAGGGAACGTGCCACTAGAAGTAGAACCAAGCACTTCTACTTCGTACTCATACATGCGCTGCGGGTTGGTCACTTCACGTACATTTTGAATAGTTGTTGCCATTATGATATATCCTCGTATTGAAAAAAGTTGCAACTCTTCAGATTCTATTTATAGCTATTGATAAATATCTTAGACGTTTACTCAATACTGGAGATATAGAAATGAATAAAGAGTCTGTAAGTGCAGTTGTAAAACAGATGATGACAGAATCACTAACACCGAAAGACCCAATGGTGGTTCTTGTTAGTGAAGCAAAAGACGCTTTCCGTGGAATGGATGATATCATCCTAGAAAATGCCACAATGAATCCCCAGATCGTAAAGAACATGGATAAAACAAAAACCATGTTCCTAGAGAAAGGTGATCACCGAATCATGGTGATCAGTAACAACAAACAACACGAGGCTCTCGATCTAGCTTCTGAAGAACGCAAACAGTTTAACACTCGCGGTGAAGTGATCACATATGTCCGTGATATGAAAGAAGACGGATTCAAAGTAGTGAAGAACAAATCTGCAATTGCCAAATTTCTATCCAAATCAGTCCAAAAGATTGCGTCATACATTCGCAAATATGGTCTGATCACTCTAGCTGGAGTTGGTATCGCTGCCGCCGTGATTCATTTTGTTGGCCCAATGGCTGTTCCGTTCCTCGGCAACCTAGCAATGAAACTTGGCCTTGATGGTATGATCGGTGGCGGTGAATCCGTTGAAGTGGTTGGTGATGGTTGGGTGACACCAGCGGAACCGACTAACACTCCTGAGTTTGACATTGATACCATTCCAGCAGATTGAGGTGACATATGAATAAATCTCTTATCCGTGACTTGGTTAAATCTCAAATCAATAAGACTGTTTTAGTGAATGAATC